TTGAGATTGTAAGCGAGGTTAGTGGGGTGAGTGAGGATTGTATACGTGGTCGAGAAAGATATCGCAAGTTTATAATCCCAAGATATGTTTTTAACTATGTGGCGAGAGAAATACTTGGTTCAACATATATGGAAATAGCACGATTTATGTACAACGATCATAGTACGATAATATATTCGGTCAACAAGGTTAAGATATTAATTGAGATTGAGGATGAGATTATACTTCCAACGCTCAAGGAAGTCATAGAAAGAGTTACTAAGTTAATGGGGAACCCGGTGAGAGTAACATTTGTATTTGAGTCATATTCCGAGGTTAATGGTGCGGTAATAGATATATGTTCTCGTTATAAAGCAAAGTTGGATAATTTCAACATTAAATGTTAATAACCAAATGAATCATATTAGCAGTATGGTATATTTGGGTAGTGGCAAACAAAGGTTTTTATCTAAGAAAGTCAAAGAGCGATAACTCGCTTTATCTTAATGTATTTGTAAGCGATTTTAAGGCGTTTTTAGACACCATTCCTCAAAGTGAAGGGTGGGTACGTCTAAGGATATTTGAGAGGCTTAAATCGGACGAGAAAGGCTTTACACATAATATGGAGGCAATCATGCCAAGGGTGGAGAAAACAATTGAGAATTAAACAAATCACACATTTGAAAATTCAGTCTAATTCAATATGACAGACGCGAAACTCGATACATTAATCCAAGAACGTAAGAAGTCTAAGCGAGGTGGTGCGAGACCAGGTGCTGGGCGTAAGCGTAAGATGGAAGAACACGAACTCATTGAGAAGTTATATCCTATGGCCGACAAGGCTTTCCAAGTATTGAGGCAAAAGGTAGAGGAAGGAGACATCAAAGCACTCCAAATCTTTATGCAATACTACATCGGATTGCCAACCCAAAAGATCGAGAGCAAAGTAGAGGGCAACCTCAACCAAGTTGCGGTCGAAGTGGTGCGCCCAAATGGACTCGAGAAGGTTGCATAGTAGGGTAGGGGAGGGGTTGAGAATGAGTGAGTTGTGAGTCTACTTAACATAATGTATATTATATGTGCGAGATTGCGGGCGATAACGATGGGGGGAGGTACTTTAGGAAATTCGACCTTTGCTCTATGGGGGCAAGACGCATTTCTCATAGTCACCAAAACACACATATAAAAAACCACTATACGATGACCCCTCTTTTTGGTACACTTTTTCGACTCGAAAACTAAAACTCGAATTTTTTTTTTACTATGGAAGCCAAACTCCAAACTAACAAGGTCTTTGAATTATTGATGGATAGTAAAAAACGCATCACGGTGATGCAAGGGGGTTCTCGCTCCGGGAAAACCTATAACATCATCATTTGGTTCATTGTAAAGCTACTCCAAGAGAATGGTAAGACCTTAACCATAGTTCGACAATCGCTTCCAAGCATAAAGGGTACGGTGTTGAGAGACTTTATCGATATCCTTGGTAGACTTGGTATATATGATGAGAATAATCACAACAAGACGGACCAGATTTACGAAATGAATGGCAATATTATTGAGTTTGTGTCCGCAGATCAGCCACAAAAGATAAGAGGTAGGGCGAGAGACTATTTGTTTTGCAATGAGGCCAATGAGTTAAGTTATGATGCGTGGATGCAGCTTATTATGCGTACCGAGGGTAAGATAGTGATTGACTACAACCCATCCGATGTATCGAGTTGGATATATGATATGGTTATCCCACGTGATGATTCTGATTTTTATATCACAACATTTCGTGACAATCCATTTCTTCCAAAGGAACTTATTTTGGAGTTGGAGAGGATGAAGGATGCCGACCCTAACTATTGGCAAGTGTATGGCTTAGGAGAGAGGGGACTTAGTCAAGATTTAATTTATACGCACTACAAGACTACTGAGAATTTCCCAGAGGATGGCGAGGTTGTCTATGGTCTTGACTTTGGGTTTAACGTACCAAGTGCTATGGTGAAGGTGGTGTTTAAGGAAGGGATAGCATTTGTGAAGGAGATGCTTTATGAGGCAAAGCTAACAACCAACGACCTCATTGATAGACTAAAGACGATGGAATTGAGTAAGTACGATGAGATTTATTGTGATGCCGCAGAGCCTAAGACGATTGAGGAATTGGTGAGAAATGGATTTAATGCGAAACCAGCTAATAAGGATGTGACCGAAGGGATTAGATGTGTAAAAGGTACACCACTAACTATTCATCAAGATAGTGTAAATTTGTTGAAGGAGTTAAAAAGCTATCGTTGGAAAACCGATAGAAACGGCAACAAATTAGACCAACCAGTAAAGTTCAACGATCACATCGCAGATGCGATGCGTTATGGAATTTATAGTAAATTAACCATCCCTTCACTAACGTGGGGGGTAATATAAAGTAGATGGGTTTATTTGACATATTTAAAAAGAAGGGATTAGACCCTTACCAAAATGTGAGCAATAATGCTCTCAAGGCGATTAACGGTGCGGTATTGCAAAATTATGAACGAGAAAGCTATGTTCGCGAAGGCTATCTTGGCAATGCCGATGTATATGCAATCGTAAGTTTCCTCGCACGGAAAGCCGCATCTGTGCCTTGGTATGTTTACAAGATGAACAATGGCGAGAAAGCGAGGACATCGCTTTTGCGTTACAAGAAGTTATCAAAGGGACTTGCGAATAAGGGTGCATTTGAACAAGCACTCATTGAGCGTAAGAACGCATACTCCGATAATATTGTGATGAACTCACCTCTTGCACGTTTATTAGAACAACCTAATAAATACCAGGCGCAAGATCAATTTTTACAAAATCTTTTTGGATATAGAATTTTAAGCGGTGAAGGTAACATATACGGCAATAACGCCAACATACAAGGTGGTAAGTTTCTCGAACTTAACGTACTTCCTACACAATTCTTGGACATATACCCTGACCCAAATGATCTTTACGGATTGCTCGGATATAAGTTAATGGTGGGTATGGGTATTGATATACCAAAAGACCAGGTGTGTGCTTGGAAAAGCTGGAATCCTGATTTTAATGATGTCACAAGAACACATATGCGTGGTCTATCACCCCTCCGTGCTTCCTACTCCACTCTAAGGATGAGCAACAATGCCCACAACGCAAGTGCGATGATGACGGGCAATGGGGGTGCGAAAGGGGCGATAGTGCCACGACCAGTTGGTTCAAGCATAGCGACATTCACAATCGAACAAGCCAACATCATAAAAAGAGCGGTCAATGATGATCTCAATGGGATAGATAACAAAGGAGCGATAAGGGTACTACAAACACCTTGGGATTATCTTAACTTTGGTTTGAGTAGTGTTGATATGGAGTTGTTGGGTACGCTCAAGATGTCACTACAACAATGGTGTAGAGTCTTTGGTCTTCCACAAGTGTTATTTGACACCGACACCACATCATACAACAACTACCAAAATGCGTTGCGTGATATGATGACCAACACTATCATTCCTCTTTGTTCGGAGCTGAGGGATGAACTTAATAGGTGGTTATTGCCTATCTATGGTGAGGATGTGTACATTGACTTTGATATAACTGCTATACCAGAGATGCAGCAAGATATGGAGCGTATGTCTCGCATATTACAAAATGCCAATTGGTTGACCTTTGATGAAAAAAGAGTTGCTATGAATTATGAGCCAATGGGTGGAGCATATGAATTTAGTTATGTCAACCAGGGTCTTATTACTTTGGAACAAGTAGCAATGGATTTAAGCTATGAAGAACCAAGAAATATGGATGATAGTAATGGAACGATATCCCAAGACAATGAGCGAGAGGAATTGCAAAGTGGAGCGAGACACGATGGAGAGGCTTCGTAACTATTACTATGAAAAGTTAATAAATGAACGCCAAAGAGAGGTCAACATATTGGCTCAAAGTGGAGAGATTAAGGAGGGGGATTGAGCAAAAATATGAAAAAGAAATAGCGCAAAGCATCAACAAGCAATTTAAAAAATTTGCAAGTGATGTTAAGCGTTTAGGAGTAGATGCGGCAAGGTCAAGATTGGGAATTGAGTTGTGGAGTAAGGAAATGGTGAAGATCTTTGAAAAAATGTACAAAGAAACTGTTATTACCTTTGGTAATGCCACTTATCGTAATTTAAAAATCCAAGCGAATCAAAAAGCTGATACATTTGGATTCAATGCGGATTGGACACGAGAGGTAATGCAATTTTTGACACAACAAGGGTTTGTTATGGTTAGTGATATAACCAAAACAACTAAAGACAAGTTATTATCAATTGTGGCAAAAGGTATTGAAGAAGGATTAGATATTGATAATATTGTGAAATTAATTTTGAGCGATGATTCATTGGCATATTCAACATTTAGGGCGAGAAGGATTGCGAGGACAGAGGTGATGAGAGCTTCTAATATTGGGGCAATGAAAGGCGCACAAGCGCACAATTTTCAAGTCGATAAAGTTTGGATAAGTGCGAGGGATTTAAGAACGAGAAGGATACCACGAG